GCTTGCTCGCGTCGCCGATGATCTCCACGAGGAGCGAGATCGCCACTAGCGCGCCCGCCGCGGCCGCGCCTGGCGGGCCCGTTCGTGGGCCCGGCCGTACGCCGCCATATGCGCGACCGTGAGCTCGCCGGCGTGGTCCACGATCGGGATGCCCGAGATCATGGCGGCCTGCACTTCCGCATCGGCCTCTGCTTCAACGAGCTGCGCCTCTTCGGCCGCGACCACGAACGCCACGGCCCACGTTTGAGCCTGCTCCCACGTCCACGAGGGATCGAGCCGGCGCTCGAGCTGCAGCGCCGCGGCGTAGAGCACCAGCGTCCCCTGCTCGATCTCCTCGGGCGATGCGCGATGGTCGACCGCGGCACGCGCGAGATCCGAGAGCCGATCCTGCGGCACTTTCGCGAGCACGGCCACGCGCGCCCATTCGAGCGCCGTGAGCCCGAGCAGATCCGCCGTCGTGAACTCCACGCGCCGGGGGACGGGATATGCCACTAGAACCCCGCCTCCCGGCCGGCGCCGGCGAGCGAGCTCTCATAGCTCGCCGCGAGCGCCGTCTCCTGCTCCGCGAGCGTCCGCTCGGCCATATGCGCGCCGACCATCCGGATCGTGCCGTACTCCACGGGCGCGGCGTAGACCTGCGTGTTGGCCACGGTCACGCCCGCGGGCCCGGCCTGTACCGTCCACGAGCTCGCCAGGAGCCCGGTGCGGATCGGAGTCCGGGCACCGATCGCGGCTGCCAGGGCCGCGCCGGCGAGCTCATGCGCGCTCGTCATATCGGCGACAGCCGCTTTCATCCGCTCGAGGGCCGCCGCGACCTCGGCCTCGCCCTTGACGTCGATCGAGATATCCGTCACGCGACGGCCTCGGCGGGTTCCTCCTCCTCCTCGGCGAGCTCCACGGCCGGGAACGCCGCGGAGATCATGGTCGGCTTGCTCGAGCACGGGAGCGTGACGTCGAGCTCGGCGAATGAGTCGACCTCGCCGCCGTAGGAACCCGCCACGAGCCGGACTTGACCGGCCATGCCGGGCACCGTCGCGGACGGCACCGTGGCCGAGCCGTGGGCTTGATACTGAAAGTCTGCGAGCTGCCCGTCATTCGTCCACAGGAAGTTCGCGAGCCCATCGGCCGCCCAGCGCTGGAGCGCCACGATGTGGAGCGCGTACGTCGTTTTGCCGACGCTCGAGAACGATCCCGACGCGCAGAGCGTTGAGACGCTCACTTCCTCACCCGGCGTCGAGACGATCTCGGCCGTGGTCAGATCGCAGTTGTATTCGACGCGCGTCCCCGCGCCCGTGAGCTTGAGATTGAGCTGAACATCCCGCATGAAGAGCGGTGAGCCGGTCATATCGGCGGATCCTCCCTACTCGAGCGCGTACGTGAACAGCCCGACGCAGGTCGGGAGGGTGACGTCGCCGACGAGCCGATCGGCCGGCCTGCTCCACGTCGGGAGCCCGCATCCGTCGAGACGCCGGAGCGCGACGTCGCAACGGTCGATCAGATCGGCGATCTCCTCGAGCGCGGTATCGGCATCGCCCGAGCCCGAGACGGCCGTGAGCTGCCAGCGCGAATCCCGGCCCGGCATCCGCGCTGGCACGCTCCACGGTTCGGCGGGCTCGAGGATGACGGCCGGCGCGGAGAACCGGCCGGACGTCCCCGCGCGCACGCTCCCGAGCATCAGACTCTCGAGGATCCGGGCCCGTGCGGCACCGAGCCGGCTCACGCGAACCCAAACGACGCGTAGCGCGCAATGATCGGCGAGACGCCCTCGAGATAGTCGCGCGCGACGCGGATCGCGATCCCCTGCAGATCGGAGTAGCCGGTCACGCCGAACGCGGCCTCGCGCCGTTTGTACGCCTCCGCGCCCGCGATCAGCCCGGCATAGTGGAGCTCGGCGTAGAGCCCCGGATCGATCGGAGTGACGAGCAAGGCATCATCGAGACGCCGGGCGATCCCCGCATTGACGGCGCTCGCGCAGAGCTCCGCCCACGTGGAGTCCTCCGGCGATGGGACGCGGACGTTCCAATGCGCCAGGATGGCCGGGCCCGTCACCCATTCGATCGGCGGCATGGCGCCTACTTGCGCCTCGAGCTCGCGCTCTCCTCGTCGGCCGCGAGCTCGGTCGTAAGCGTGGACTTGACGATCGCGCTCGGGATCTGCACGACGGCCGCGCCCATCCCCCAGATGGCGATGTTCTGGCCGAGCTTTGCGACGTCCTCGGAGCTGATCGGGAAGGGACCGTCCTCGTGCCAGTGCGCGGCCTCTCCGTTCGTGACGAGATGGGTATTGCCGGTGAGGAATGGCGCCCGGATGACCGAGAGTCCCGAGATGCTGATCCGGAGCGAAGACGCGTCGGCCGTGCCCGCGATGTTGGACGTCCCATACGGCGCCGGCCAAAGCCCGGTGAGGCCGCCCAGCCTGTTGAATTCGGTCGGGCTCACGAGATCGACGGTCGCGGGCGATCCGGTCTTGTCCTCCACGATCGAGGATGCTGCGAATAGGAATGCGCGGACCTGGTCGGCCGTCGCCGTCGCCGTGAGCACGAGCGTGCTCGTGGCGGCCGCCGCGAGCACGGTCTCGAATTCGGCCTCGGTCTCGCGCGCGTAGGCAATCGCCAGGATCCGGATATACGCCTCGCGGTAGCTCGGCTCGGATCGGCGGATGAGCTGATATGAGACGTCGGATCCCCCGGCCCACGTGGAGATGGGTGCGCTCCCCTTGAGGAGCTTCACGAGCACCGAATTGATCTCGGTTTTCTGCGCGGTCTGCTTGGCAACGATCGCGTCGAGCGAGAGCGCGGGATCGAGATACGGCCAATCGATCGTCATCCCCGAGCTGCCGAGCGAGCGCGGCCCGCCGAGCGCCTCGATCGCCGGCCGCGGCCGGCTCATGATCCCGACGATCTCGCCGACCCAATTCGGGGGGATCACGCCGGGGTTGTCGGTCGTGATCTGGTCGAGCAATGCTCGCGCCAGGAGCGGCCCCTTGCTCGGATCGAGATACGCCGCGTCCGTGTACTCCACGAGCGAGCCGTAGCCGGCGAGCGCGTGCGAGCTCGAGCGGCCGCCGCGCGCCTCGAGCGCGACCATCCGGCCCACGAGATCGCGCCGGACCTCTTCCATCCGCCCCAGCAGATCGGGATCATTGCGCGTCACGCGCAGTCCGGGCGGATCCGGCTCGGGCTCGGGCTCGGGCGGATCCGGCGTCATCACTTGCGACTTATCCACGGCGCTCTCCTCACTCCGAACGGCCAACACTTGCGCGCCCGGATAGGCGCCGCGCTCCACGATGCCCACACGGACCATCCGCGCGAGCTCCCGCTCGGTGACGCCATCGGCGCCGGAACGGGACTTGACGGGCTCGAATACGACACTTGCGGCGCGATACACGCCGTCGCGCGCGAGCTCGAGGAGCTCGTCTCCGGCGCGAGTGCGAGACACGCGGAACGTGCCGTGCATCCCGTCCTCCCGGTCGGAGAGCTCCACGCCCCGCCCTGCGAGCTGCACGCCGGGCTCGCTGCCGTGGGCTCCGATGGCCTCGAGCGTGACGTCGGAGGGGTTCGTCCCCCGGAACGCACCGCGCCGGAAGCGCTCGGGCCCGTCGCGGGTCTGCCCGATCACGCCCCACGGCACGATGCGCAGATCGACGAGCCGCTCCTCTTCCGAGCGGACCGAGAGCTCGGCCTCGTATGCGGCAGCGCTGACGAGATCGCTCATGAGCTCACTCCCGGCGCCGCGGGCGTCGGCGCGTACTGCGGCGGGATCGGCGGCGCGCTGCTGCGATCCCAGCCTTCCCAGCGGTCGATCTGATCGGGCGTCAAGAACTTGCTAATGAGCCCAACCTGGTAGGACAGATACCGATCGCGCGTGCCGAGCCGCTCGAGCTCGGCCGTGGAGAAGCGGACGGTTTGCGTGCGCGGCACGAGATCCGAGAGCCCGGCCTCGAGCGCGTCGAGATAGACCGGTTGCACCGTCGTGCGCACGAACGTCATGAGCGCTTCGGCGATGTTCTGGTACGTGAGCGATGAGCCCGAGAGCTCGGCGAGCAGGAGCTCGGCCGGGAAGATCCCGAGCACGCGTGCGACCTCCTGCACGCCCCACTTGCGCGTCTCGAGGAGCTGCGAGCCCTCCGGCGAGACCGTCGACTCCACGAGATCCCAGCCTTTGGAGAGCACGGCCGGCGAGCGCGTCCGGTGATTGTTCATATAACGCTGGCGAGCGGCCTCCGCCTCGGTGCCCGTGAGCTTGTCGTCATATTTGAGCGTGACGGTCGGGACGGATCCGGTCTCGAACCATTCGGCCGCGTAGAGATCGGCCAGGAGCACGCGCCCGAGCGCGTCGGCGCCGGTCACGATCGGCGACCGGCCCTCGAGCTCGCCGGCCGGCCGGTCGATCGCGAGATGCACGATGTCGCGCGGCGGATAGAGCCATCGGTCGGCCCAGCGGTAGCGCCGCGTGAAGTGCGACGCGTCGGCCCATTCGGGATGCACGTCCTCGGGCTTGAGCACGTTTGCGACGTCCGGCCAACCGCCCGAGCCGCGCCCGGACTCGGGGATCCACAAGTACGCGTTGCCGTGGTCGACGAGCGAGGCCGTGAGCTGCGCGAGCCATTCCTTGCGCGTGGTCTCGGCCTGCGGGCGCACGAGGATCGCGGGCTGCTCCTCGGTCGGGAGCGGATAGCCGCCGCGCCAGGCGACGGGCTCCATCATGGACACGAGCGACGTGATGAGCTGCCGGCCGCGCGCCACGGCCGGGATCGTCAGATAGTCGCCGAGCCCGAGCCGGCGCTCGAGACCCTGCCAGGCGATCTGCTCCTCGAGCGGCGCGGACTCCGACGGCGCCCGCCAGAACGACCGCAACGCGTCCGCAATCCCCACGTGCGCACTATGCACGCCGCATAGTGTTTATGCACGCACTACATCTCGGCGACCACGTCGATCGGGTAGTAGTTGGCCGGCTGCGCCGTGGTCGGGAACACATCGGAGCCCGCGATGTAGAACCCGGACTGGTAAACCGTGAGATGAGGCGCCAGCGACGCGGGCGCTGCCGTGGAGAAGTAGGTGTAAGTCGGCGCGGAGCACGACACGCGATACGTGGAGCCCGCAACGATCGCATATGGCGTCGCGAGCGCGACCTCATACCAGGCGGTGGCCCGCGGCGCCGGTTCACCCTCCACGACCGGCGCGACGACGTTCTCGCGGTCCCCGAACACGTCGAACAGGCCAGAGCCCGGGCACACGAAATCCACGTGCGCCACCTTGACACCGGCGTTCGTCCATAGCGAGAGCGGATGAAGCTGGCCCGCGGTATGCAGATCCGCATAGTGATA